GTCCGGCCGTGCCCATCGTGACGGCTGCGCCGGTCGCCGCCGTCGTGAACGCGTCCGCGACGGCCGCCTCCGTCTCGCGTGCGTAGACGTTCGCGAGGTCGGTTACGAGAATGTCCCACGCGCCCGGTTGCGTAAAGTCCATGTCCTGCCGAGAAATGTCCACGGAGCCGCCGTACGTGCTCTTGTCAAAAGTGATTGGCGTAACGGACATTTTTTGAGACGGAAGCGCCGTCTTCTCTGCCGTCTGCGGACCGACGGCTACGTGCTGGCTAATGGTCGGCCGAGTAAACGTCTTGCCGGGAATACCGCCGAGAGACTTTGCACCGCCGAGACTCGTAATAAGCGGCCGGTTTGCGTCAATCAGATTGACGACGCCGCCGACGATAGGCGTAGGCAGGAGGCCGGGAGTGTCGGCCGTCGTCTGATCGGCGCGCGTCTGATACGCCGCCGCCACTCGTGCCGCGGCTGCCTCGTCACGCGTGCGCTGACTGTCTGCGAGTCCGTTCGCCCGCATGTAGTCCACGAGGAAAGCTCCGGCCGAGTGATACACGCTCGCGCGCTCCGGATCGGCTCGCCGCGGCTGCGCCGGTAGCGGCGGGTGCGGAAGCTCGGCCGAGCGCTCGGCCACTTGCCCGCGCAAAGCCTCGTAGCTCGCGAGAGGTTCAATCTGCGCGTCAATCTCCGCGATGCGCTGGCGGCACGCTTCTAGCAAAGAGCGCTCCGCTTCTACAAGGTCGCGATCGTCGCCTACTTGTGCGAGTACCGCGTCCATTGCGGCTACTTGCTCGTCGCGCTGCTCGCGGAGTCGGGTCAATACGGCATTAGGCATGTCTGCCTCCTACGTCGTCGGGATAGGGCGCCGTCGATTGCATGGCGCTCGGGTGCCCGTACCGCTGGCTACCGGGTGAGTGGCTCGACGCACACTCGGACCGGATGCCGGGCGGCAGACGTACCGGCCGCGGATCAGTCGCTAGCGCGGGAGCGTAGCTCGTCTACCGTCAAGCGCCAAGCATCTACGAGCCGGACCGGCTCGCCTAGCTTCTGCGCTCGGTACTCGGCCGAGTACGCGGTACGGACGTCGGCCACGGCCGCACCGGCAAAAGCCGGAGTAGGCGTCAAGCTCACCTCCAACAAGCGCGACTCGGTACGGGTCACCTTGTCTTTGTGCTCCGGACCTAGCGCGGGATTCCAGTCGTCCCACTCTAGAAAGTCCCACTCCGAGCGGATCGGCATAAAGCCGACAGAGAGGCCGAGCAAGTCTCCGTCGTCGGCGGCCCGCGCCGCGCGCTGCGCCTCGGCCGACTCATTGAGACGCCACACTCCGCTGAGGCCGCCGTCGTGCGTCCATGACTCCGCGTGCCCGATGGGGAATGAGCGGTTGTCGTGAAAGAGCAAGAGCGGTAACCGCTTGCCGGTGCCGCCCGCCGTCGAGCGCTTAAAGCTCTCCGGCGCGTGCTGCTCTAGGTAGAGCCCTATGTCCGCATACTCGCCATAGGGCACCGCCCTACCCTCTAGATACGAGTACGGCTTGCCGATTGCTTGCGCGTCGCGTAGCTCTAGCGCTACCGCGTACGTGCGCGCCTCGGGTGCGTGCGTCATGCGCCGCCCTCCTGTTGTGTCGTGTCGTCGGGTAGTTGCGTGTTCGGGTCCGCAGGCTCGGCTATGTCGGCGCCCGTACCGGCCAGCCCTACCGAGTCCGGAGGTAGGCCGAGCATGACGCGCGCCTCTGGCAAGGTCGCAATGCCTGCGCCGTATGCCTGTGTCGCGGCCAGAGTGGAGGTCGCCAAGTCTTCGCGCAGTAGTTGACTGCGCCGGAAGCGTAGGTACGTGCCACGCGGGAACAGAGCATTGCTCCACACGTCTTCAAAGTCCGCAAGCACCGGCTCTAGCGAGGTGCGCAATACCTGCTGATACTGCGGCCCGGCCGTGCGGTACGTCATGCCGGACACCGGAGCGCCGAGCCAATAGCCGTCTAGGTTAAACATGTTCGCGACGTCGAGTAACGACAAGCGCCGAGCTTCGTTTAGTTGCGTGTCGCTCGGACTCCACGCCAGCGGTATAACCGTCGTGCCATTGGGGAGGATCACCGGCTCGCGCGTCGGCCCGCCAAACTTGTCGAGCCAATCGGCTTTCGCTTGGTCGGCTACGTCTTGGGTAATGGTCGCTTGTGGCGCGATCACCGCGACGGACGGCACGCCCGAGTCATTGAGTGCGCCGCGCTCGTACTCCTCCTCCATTGCTACGCGGTCGAGCGTAGACAAATGCTCCTCTACGACTCCGACGCCGCGCACCGGGTAGAACCGATCCGCCGAGCGCCGTACGTGTATGACGTCTTCTAGCGGTAGCTGCGCCGAGAGGTAGTAGTAGGTGACGGCTTGGCTCGGGTCGTACGGATTCCACTGTATGTAAACCCATTGCGCCGGTAGCCACTTGACCGCGAGCGGCCAGCCGTCCACGCCACGCGCGACGACGAGCGAGATTGCATTACCCGATAGCAAGTAATCCTCTACCGAGAGGCCGACGTACTCCGAGCCGCCGCGCTCTAGGTCCGGCTGCTTGCAAATGCGCGGCGTCGGCTCGACGGCCGAGTACCCGCGGATCGCGTCCATAGGCATTTGCTTGACGAGGCCCGCGTAGAGCGACAGAGCACGGCCCACCGCTGGCACGCGCCGGGCACTCTGCGCGTCGTAGACGTAACCGCCGCCGAGTCCGTAGCTCGGAGGAGGAGCCGAGAGGAGGCCGCCTGCCCGTAGCACCGGCCGGGCGCCGGATGGGTAGGCCGCAATCGTCACGACGGCGCGAGCACGGCAGAGAGGCTACGCGGCGCTCTGCGCTTTGCCTAGTACCCTCGGCCACCGGAGCACGTACGGCCGCTCCTGCGGCCGTCTGGCGCCTCCTGGTGACCGTCTGGCGCTTTCCCGCCACCCGCTTAAGTCGGTTGCCAGGAGGTGCCTCCTACGCCCGAGCCTCGCAATAGAGCTAAATACGTCGGCGCCATATACCCAAATGAGCCGTGCCGGCAAAACTCGAGCACCCCTGCTGACCTGCGGATATGTCTCTAGACGCTCTAAATAGGCTCGCAAACAATCAGTAAATGCGAAACGGCCCGAGGTCCGGCGCATGGTCGTAGGCCCATAGAGCCACGGTCGCGGCCGTGAGCGGAGCGATTGAGACGGCCGACTGCCGACGCCCCCAAACCCACGCGTCGGCCACCGAGCGCCGAGCGGCGCCGCCCGCTGCGAGGTCGAGCGCCGGATGCGGCCGGTAGCGCACGGCCGGAGGAGCCGCCGTCAACATGTCGAGCAAGCCGACGCACGCCGCGGCGTACTCGCGCAGCGCTAGGCCGGTCGGCTCGTGCCCGGCTCGTGCCATGACGTCGGCCACGTCGAGCGCAGGCCCGCCCGCGTCGTAGGCGACGGCCCGCGGCTCCCACCTAGAGCGAAGCTCGGCCAGCCGAGCCGGAAGCCAGCCGACGCCCGAGCGGTAGTCGGCCACCTCTAGGCGTGCCGTGCCGTCGTCGTCACGCCATGCCGCCACTACGGCGCCGTCGCTCCGGTCAATCGCTACGTCAAAGCCAAGCGCCACGCGCCCGGCTCGCGGCATGGGCGCCTCGTCGTCGGCCGCCGAGCGCCACGAGCCAAGCGGGATTACCCGAGCGACTATCGCTACCCATTTGTTGCCGTAGGCGCGCGCAAAGTCGTCCGGCCCGAGCATGTCGAGCGCGGCGCGCATGGACGGCTCGTGAATGGTGCGCCCGTAGGCCGGGTGATAGAGCGGCCACGACTCCGGCTCTGTCGGGTCCATGTCGTCGGGACATGACCACTCAAAATAGGCCAAGCCGTCGAGTCTGTCGGCGGCTACGGCGGCCCGGCCCGCCTCTACCGTACCGAGCCACCATGCCGAGGTGCTGTCTCCGGCCGTGCTCACTTTCCAGACCTGCCCGTTTGCTTTCGTAGCCTGCGTCGGCACTATGGCTTGGTCTATCTGCTGACCGCGTAAGAGGTCGAAAGCCCAACACTCGTCTACGACTACGAGGTCCGACGTCTTACCGTGTAGGCCCGTAGGGTTTGGCGGAAACGGCCGCACGAGGCCGCCAGAGTGCTCAAAGCGGACATGCTCGCTACCGGCTTGTCGGCGCAAGGTCACCGCGTTACCGAGCGGCCCGAGTAACGGCCAATGCTCGTTTGCGAGCCAATCCACCGCGTCTTTAGCCGTCTGCATCGTGAAATAGCACCGGCCGTGCGGAGTCACGAGCGCCCGATGGTCGAGCACGCCGCCCGTACATACCGTCTTGCCGCTCTGTCTTGGCACGGTCACGACGACGAGCGGGTAGGCAAAACGGCCGTCGTCGTCAACCTCTAGGCCGACGTCTACGACGTAGCGCTGCCACGGCATAAGCGGGCGCCCGAGCGCCGCGTAGAGCTTTGCTACGGCGCCGCCGTAGGTCGGTCTACTCGTGCGCCGGGTCGCTAGCGCCGGGACCGGCCCGAGCAAGCTCGGCCAGGAGGTCGCTAATCGGGTCGGCAGGCTTGGCACCGCTGGCACTTAGTCCGGCCGCCTCTCGCATGGTGAGGTACACGGCATTTGCTCGGGTCACTCCGTCAGGGTCGCGCTCGTCGTCGGCCCGGTCGATTGCCCGAGCTTGGCTCCGGAGCGCCGAGCGCTCGGCCGGTCCGAGGTCGCCGCGCGTCTGTAGCTCTTTCTCTAGGCCCGTTTCGACTCGGCCGCGTCTCGGCTCGTCAGGCACGCTCTAGACCGTATCGGCCCGGCTCGGGCGTAGTCGGCACCGGCTCGTCGGAGCCGGGGAGGAAACGGTCAGCGAGGTGACCTGTCCCCCCCGCCCCACAAAGAAACGCGCCCCCCCCGGCCGGGCGCCCCCCCCGGCTACAACCTCGTCTCGTAGGGGGGAACCGAGCCGAGGTAGGCCGCCTTGCCTCGCGATCTACGCCCCCACCTAGCGAGACGCGTTGCTACTCCTCGCTCCGCGTTGCATACATGGCAGGCCGCTCGCAGATTGGCCGGGTCGTACAGAGCGCCGCCGTCCGCTCGTGCTATCGCATGGTCTACCTCTGTCGCTACCTGCGTACAGTGTGCGCCGCCTATCTGACAGACGTAACGGTCACGCTCTAGGACGTACTGACGTAGGCGTCGGTACGGTCGGCCCGTTATACCTTGCGTCTTACTCTGCGCCACGACGACGCTTACCCATACGTGTAAGCACGATGCCGAGTAGCCAAGTCAACACGCCGACGCCGACAATGATTAGGCCGACGTTAGCGGCCACGTCTGCCACGCATTGACTTTACGGCGCCCTGACTTTGCCGCCGTACATGACTGCGGACCGTGCTCGGCGCACCGCGTGTGCTACGTCGTGCCGAATATGCAAGGGCGGCACGATGCGTGCGCGCCCGTTGTGCCTCACTGATACCGGCACGCTTTGCCTGTGCTCGTGTAGGTGCCGGGTAGCGCCAGTGAGAACGTGCGCCAGAGTGCAGAGCAAATGCACTACGAGGTAATGCGTTTCGTTGTCTTGCCGTTAGTGCCATGTCTACTCACCTCTTGCACGGACACGGTTACAAGGTGCGTGCCCGTATCTACGATTATGCCCACCTCGTCCATGTCCCGCGACTCGGGCGTAGCCAGCGTGTAGGCAAAGAGCTTTAGCAGACTGCCTTTATCGACTACGGACGACAGAGCGCCGAGTATGGCCGCATGGCTTATGTCTCGTGACTCCCACGCAAACCGCGTACCTGTGCCGTCTCCGTTGCCGACACGCTCCGGCCGTAGGTAGCCGCGCTCGGTCCAATGATTCATTTGCCGCACAGACACGCCAGCCATGCGCGCCGCCTCTATCGTCGTGTACGTCGTCACGATGCGCGCCGTACGTGCCGGACATGGCCGCCGCCGTAATCACTGACAAGCTCGGGACAATGCTCGGCCCAATCAAACGGGCGCGTATGACGTCGGCGCCACCATGCGACTAGGCGCCTCACTTGCGCCGCCGCGAAGCGGGCACGACATGAGTACCGCTCTGCGCGTTAGCTGGCTGCGTCTTTGTCTTGCCACGAGACGCAAATACGGGCGAACGCTTGTATGCCTGTACGAGCTTGCTCGGCAATGTCTCTGCGAGCTTGTGATCCGGCGCTAGGCGACTGTTGTACGCGCTCACTACGTCACTCGCAACATGCGCCAGCGTCCGACCGGGTACGGCACGACACGAGGCTACCCAATCCTCGGCCGAATAGCGCGACAAGGTACGAGATAGCCGTACGTCGTCAATCGTCGGGTACTGGCAAAGCAACATGCCGACGAGTGGCAGAGTGCGCGCAGTAATCGTGTTTTCTCTGCCATTCCACGCGTTTACGAGTATGCGCAAGACATGCACGAGGCCGCCATATCCGAGCCGGTCCCATACGTGCCCGAGTCCGTCGAGCGCGCAAGTCTGAAACGCGCGCGCATGGCTCCGAGCTATCTCTACGCCTACCTCGTCGCAGGCCGCTTGTATGGCGGTCGCTCGCTTGTGTCCGGCCATGAGCGAAGCGCGGTGGCGGTCGTAGCCGTGTAGGTTGCGTCGCTCTTGTAGGCCAAGCGATAGCTCGGCCGCTTCGCGCTCGGTCAGTCCGTCAAAGACAATGCACGGCACAGACTGATCCGACCACCCGAGCACGTTAAGCACGGCCGCGAGTCTGTGTTGTCCGTCAATCGTGCAGTACGAGCTATCCGGCCGACGCCAGATTGCCAACACGCCGAATCGGTCAGGATCAAACTCGGCCGCGATCAAGCGCACGTCTGCCATGCGCAACGGCCGCCCCCACGATTGGGGAGTCAATGCGATTAGCTCGGCACGTAGCCAGACAATCTTGCCGCGTGTCTCTATACGGTCACTCTTGCTTGTTGTCACTTTCAGGCACCTCCTGTGCTTGCGGGTATTGCTCCTCGGGTACTTTCTCGTCCGGCACTATCCGTGCCAGTAGTGCGCGCAGTCCGACGTAGCGCGGCTGCCAGCGTCGATCCGGTCTACGCGCGAGGTGCGAGTAGTCCGGTGACTTACGGCAGTAGTAGTCAAAGTCGCTCGTATGCCAGCGCTCCGACACGCCACGCACTACGAGCTTGTCGCAGTAACGACAGACACCGCGAAACTGCATCATTGGTCGCGGTGGCGCGGCGCCAGCAAATGACGTCGTATCTCCGAGACGTGCGCCCGCACCTCCTCGGGCGGCACCGGGTCCGGCATGTTCTCCACAGGCTCGCGCGCGTGAGTATTTGTATCTATAGCTTCTATAGCTTTGTGCCCGACAGGCCGGGCACTTATTGGGCGCTTATCGGCGCTTGCGTCGGCGCTTAGTGTCCCGAGCTTTTCCACAAGCGCAATGCGGTACAGGTTTGTATCGCGCGGCCCTGTTCCGCCGCGATGCTCGTAGACCACCTCTCCGAGCTTGGCGGCCGCAATCATGGACGCTTGGAACGTCGAGCGACTGACCCGAGCTTGCGCCGCGAGCGTGTCTTGCGCGAGGCCGCACCGGCCGCGCTCGTCGGCATTGTCTGCGAGCGCCAGTAGGCAAACGAGCGCCGTCCGGTCGCGTATCTGTGAGTACGCCCATACCGCGTGCGTTGCTCGACTACCCATCCTCTGTACCTCCGTGCTTGTTTGCCTCGCGCAACATGGCTGCTTGCTGCGCCTCGTCCCATTGCTCGCGCGTCGCGTGCGGCTCGTCGTCGTCGTCGGGTAGCACGAGCGCTAGTGCTAGTTCGCTATGGCACACCGGGCAGGACGGCATTAATCGATAGGGGAGCCGATGGGAGGCTCGTACGTGTCGCGATCCTCCTCGGCTTTGATCCGAGCTAGCTCGTGCGCCATTTCGGCTACGTCGTCGGCAGAGCGCGGCGGCCAATCAAGCCGCTGCGCGGTACGCCATTTGCGAAACGCGCTTTGCACGTCGGCCGATGCGTTGCCGAGGTCGGTAAAGAGTGCTTGCGCGCCCTCGGGTAGCTCGGCCGGAGGTGCCGCAGGAGCGGACCCGCTGCGAGTGCCGGTCGCAGACCCGGCCGGGTCCGCTCTCTGCGAGCTTGTGCGCTTGCGCTTGTCTGCGCTCTCTTTGTCGCGCTCGTCGTCTATGTCGGCAATGAACATGCCAGACGCCGCGGTCGCATTGAGTGCGGCTCCGACGAGTGCGCGCTTCTGCGCCATTTTTACCAGCGTGTTCCACGGAGCGCGGTACTCGGACTTGGTAGCGGTAGCGGCCCTGTAAAACCGGGACTCCTCGTAGCCTGCGAAGCCGTCACACTCGGCCGCTACAGAGCCGTCCGAGCGAGTCACCGTACATTTGTAGGTGACGCCCTCGTGCTCGCGTGCGTCCGCGTCTTCTAGCTTGGTCATAGAGAAGCCGAGGCCCGCGGCAAGCAAGAGCATTTCGGCGCCCGGCTTTAGGAGTGTCGGACTCTGCGTATTGGGGAGCTTGTCGTAGTCCACGCCCTCGGTTAGTACGGCCGCGTGCATGTCTCGTACCCATTGCGCCCGCTCGGCCGCTTGCTCGGTCGAGAGTCGGCCGCGGATCGTCGGCACTATCTCGCCGGTCACGACGTCTACCGTCATGTCGCTACCTCCTCGTCTTCTGCCGTGCCTCCGGCCGCCATAAATGCGTCAAGCGCCACGCGGCTAACGCGGATATGCGAGCCAATACGGAAGCTCGGTAGCTGACCCGAGCGGATCATTTTTAAGACTTGGCGCGACGAGCACCGCAGTAGATAGGCCACCTCGTTAGTTGCGTACGCGTCCACGCCGGGCGCGGGTGCGCGCGGGTCGTCGGCCCGCGGCCGGTAGCTCGCGTCTTTCCGTGCCACTCCGGCACGCATCGGGACTTGTCGAGCCATTGCCTCCTCCTCTCGTGTCTCTGTGTGGGACACCGGCCCGACAGTCCGGCAACGGGGTAGAGAGGAGGTAGGTGCGGCCGCTCCGCGAGACGGCCGGATGGGTAGAGGTACTCTGCCCGACCACTCGACGGAGCGACCGCGCCTACTCTCTCTACCCGCTGCGCAGGGTAGACACGCGGATAGGCAGTCGGCAACGGCTCCGGAGCCAATCTCGGCAGATTGGTCCTAACATTGGTCCTGCGGGTAATCCACAGGCTCGGGAAAAGGCACTATAAGCCCTGGTGGAGACGGTCGGACTCGAACCGACGCCCTCTTGACTGCCAGCGAAAACAAAGTCCCTGGTAGTCGTGTATTATGGTCCGTGACCTGCGGCGCAGTCGGCCCGGGTCGGTTGCATGTCTTGCTAATCGGAGGCAGATTGGTCCCGAGATTGGTCCGGAGGTGCCGGTCAATCAGTCGGCAAGACGAGGAGGTGCGCAATCGTGGCACGGTCAAAGAGCCGCAAGCCGAGAGGCTACGGACGCGGCGACATTGACGAGACGAGTACCGGGCGCTACAAGGCTCGGATACTCCTACATGGCGTCCGGCGCTCGCGGACGTTTGATACCTACGCCGACGCGGAGCGCTGGCTAGACAACCTCTTAGACGGAGTGGAGTCGGCCAAAGACATGCGCGTAGGCGAGTGGCTCGACCTATGGGCGCGGGACTTTGCGCCGAGGTGCTCGGAGCCTACGAAAGACTTTCGTAGGTGGGCAATCGACAAGCTAGAGCCGCTCCACACAATCAAGCTGCGCGCGCTGCGTCACGAGCACGTCTCGGACTATCTGCATGACCTAGCGCACGACGGCTACGCGGCCAACACTCTGCGCCGTATCCGTGGCGTACTGTCCGCGTCGCTAAAGACGGCTCGGGCACAAGAGCGCGTGACGCTCAATGCCTGCGACACGGTACAGATACCCGAGGAGGCCGCGCCGAAAAAAGAGCGCCGGAGCCTGACGTCTGACGAGCGCGACCGTCTCCTAGAGAACGCGGCCGACTCCGAGCACGAGGCACTCTTAGCGCTCGGCTTGTACCTCGCACTCCGGCCGGGTGAGATAACCGGCCTAAGGTGGCGCGACGTAGACCTAGACGAGCGTGTCGCACTCGTGCGCCAGAGCCGCCGCGTCGTCGGCGGCCGTATGCAAATGACGAGTACAAAGACGAAAGGCTCCGTACGCAAGGTCCGGATACCCGCCGAGCTTGTCGGCATCCTGCGTCGGCACGCCACGCGGCAGAAGCGCTTGCAAATGCGCTCTAGCCGCTGGCACGACTCGGGCCTAGTGGTCACTACAAACGTCGGCACGCCGGTAGACCCGAATAGGGTACGGCGCATCGTGCGCAAGGCTTGCCATGACGCCGGTATCTACCCGGCCATTACGCCGCACGAAATGCGGCACACCGCGCTCACGCTTCTACGCGAGGCCGGAGTACCGCTCGGAGCGCTGCGCCAACTAGCCGGGCACGCGGATCTACGGATGCTTACGGCCGATTACTACCATGACACGCTAGATGTAGCCGAGGCCGCCGACGAGTGGGAGGTGATCTAGTGGCTACTACCGAGACAGTCGCTCGCGTGCTCAAAAGCTACGACGACGACTTTTTAACCTGCCGCAACCTCGGCCACGCGTGGGAGGTTGTCGGCTACTACAGAGCGCCGGACGGAGTGGTCCGGCGCTCTGTGACGTGCGGACGCTGCGAGACGGACCGTACCGACTCATGGGAGCGAAGCTCGGGCGTACGCATCGGCTCGACGTACCGCTACGCGCACGGCTACCGGGTCGAAACGGGCGCGGGCGAAAAGCCCGGCTCCGTAGACGTGCGGCTAGAGGTGATCCGGCGCGCCAGCATCTACGCCAATGAGGCCGCCATGCTGGCCGCCATGACAAACGGCGGCCAGCATGGCTAAGGGATACAAGCAAAGCAAAGCCTCCGCGGTCGCGACCGTG